AACTTCGGTCAGAATGTATCTTTTACAATTCCACAAACAAAAGAGCAAAGAGATAACGGAGATAAAAAGAGATATGTTGCAAATGGTAAAATTTACTATGCTTCTGATGACTTACAATCATTCGTACAAAAATCAGAAAAGAAAGAGAAGCAACAAGCAACAGAACTTGTTACAGATGATTTACCATTTTAATAACTAAAATCAGAAGGGAATGTTAATAGCGTTCCCTTTTTTACTTTATGTGGAATTACAAAGGAAAACTAATAAAAGATCGTTCAGATTTACCGGAAAAAGCAATTGGATTCGTTTACAAGATACATAATTGGAAAGAAAGCAAATACTACATTGGTAAAAAGATACTCCTTAATAAACGTACTAAACCTCCGTTAAAAGGATATAAAAGAAAAAGAGTTGAATATATTGAGAGCAATTGGTTTAAATATACTGGAAGTAACCAGTTCACAAAAAAATGGAAGATTGAAGATTGTTACCGAGAAATAATGTACATTTGTTATAATCGTACTATGATGACATATTACGAAACAATGCTACAATTTAAAGAAAACGTTTTAGAAAGTGATAAATTCATAAACGATAATATACTTGGTAAATTTTATAAAACAAAAATACAGAAATATATAGATGATGAAAAAACAAAAAAATTATAAAGATGAAGGTGCAGATGAAATAAAGAGAATGATGATACTAAAAGAAATGGAGGAGTTAGAACTTGAAGCAGAATTAGATGTTGCTGAAAATATAGACTATCCTCCAGTTGCTATTTCTTGTGGTAATTATATTGACATAGATACAGATGGAACACAAAAGACATATCCAATACCGATTTGCACCTATGGTAATTTTAGTTTCACACACGCTTATCCAAAGGTTGGTAAATCGTTCTTTATGAGTTTACTTGTATCTGCTTATCAAGGTGGTAAAAATGAATATACTGGTAAATTAAAAGGGCATAGACAAGGAAGAAAAATAATTCATTTCGATACAGAGCAAGGTATGTTTCACGCTTCTAAAGTAGCAAGAAGACCATTAGTAATGAATGGATATATGCAAGATGATAATTATCATTTTTACGCTTTACGTACAATGGATTACAAACAAAGAAGAAACTTTATTGAATACATACTATACACTAAATTCCAAGATGAAAAAATTGGTTTAGTCGTTATTGATGGTTGTGCTGATCTCGTTACTGATGTGAACAATATGGAGCAATGTACAGAGGTTCAAGAATTATTAATGCGTTGGTCTGGAGAACTTGATTGCCATATATCAACAATAATACATTCTAACTATGGTTCAACTAAACCAACTGGAGTACTCGGATCTGCATTAGAGAAGAAGTGTGAAACTCAAATAATGTTAGAAAAGAATACAGTCAATAAAGGTTGGGTAACTGTTGAATGTAGGAGAGGAAGAAACAGAAACTTTGATACATTTAGTTTTGCCTTTGAAGATAATGGATTACCTAAATTTGTAGATGATGATTATGATTTCTAAATAATTTCACTATATTAGCATATATGACTAACTGGAAAGAAAAGGATTTATTTGAATGGTTATCACAAAACCATTATAAAACATTAGTAAATAGTAAAAATCCAATATCCAGATGGGACTGCTACGATATTGAAACGCAAAATAGAATTGAGTTAAAATGTAGAAGAAAGCATTACGATACATTAATACTTGAAAAGTCAAAATACGATGCTATTATAAAGGAATCAGATAAAAATTTTGATATTCCAATATATATTAATAGTACACCAGAAGGTGTCTATTTATTTAATTTAAACAATATAGATATAAAATGGTTTACTAAATCTCTACCAGCAACAACACAATTCAAAAAACGTATGTGGGTTAAGAAAGAGATAGCAGAGTTAGATATAAACAAAGCAATAAAACTAAAATAAGATGAAAACAATTAAACTATTAAACAACGAAGAATTTAAAGTAAAAGATATACTTTCTAAAATGGATGATGATTCATTCTACTATGGTTATCTTGGTAAAAACGCTTTGAGTAGTTCAATGTGTAAAAGTTTACTTGAAAGTCCAGAAGCATACGCAAACAAACTAAAAGAACCTCCAAAGGCAAAAGAACCTCAACCATTCAGAGATGGCAGATTAATACATCTATTGGCTTTAGAACCACATAGAATAGATGAACTAACAATCATTGATAGTACAAAAGGGAGTAATCTATATAAGCTGGCAGTTCAAGAAAAACCAGCACAATCAGTTTATACAAGATCAGAATTGAATAGATGCCAAGAAATAGCTGATGCAGTTTTAGGAAGTATAGAGTATCAAGAACTTGTTAAAGGTGCTAAATTTGAAACACCAGCAATATCAAATTATAATGGATTGCCATTTAGGGGTAAAGCAGATATATTATTAGCTGGTGTTGTATGTGATATAAAAACAACAAGCGACATCTCAACCTTTGAACAATCTGCGTTACTTTACAATTATGATTTACAAGCTGCATTGTATTTAGAATTATTTGATTCTTTTGAGTTCAAGTATGCGGTTGTTGATAAACGTTCAAAGGAAGTTGGTTTCTTCGAGTTTAACGATGAATTTATAGAAAGCGGATATGCAAAACTTGATCTTGCAACTGAAAATTATTACAAGTATTTAGAGAATAAAGATTTCTACGATTTAAATATATAGTTATGTACGAAAAAGAGCAATGTAAACAATTACAAATAGTAGCGTACAGAAGTTGTATTGATAGCTATTTTAGAAGTGGGGACAGAAATGATATATATGAATACTGGTTGCAGTTGATTGAATCAAAAAGAAGTTGTGAAGCAAAAGGAGTTCAAAAGGCATTAGAGTTAATAGAGTTGTATCAAGATATAGATGGCAAAGATTAAAAAGAAGATAGTATTAAAAAAGTGTAACTATGAAGCACAAGCATATTGTTTTAAAAAGGGATTTGTAATATATCCAGAGTTATCTGGTAATAAATACAAGGTATGGTATTCAAGAGGTACTTTTGGGAAATACTATATGGAAGGAAAAGAATTTAATAATCAACAAGCATTTCAAGCTATTTGGGATTTATATACAAAGATTTATAATCACGATAAAAATAAATAAAATGAACATAAAGATACCAAAAGAATTAAAAATTAAATGCTGGAATTTCTTAAAAAATAATAATTTAGGGAATAGATTAGAAGCTAATGGAAATAAAGAACAACAATTTGTTGGACTTATTGGGGAATTTATGGTTGTTAATTTGTTTGGTTTAAAGTATGAATTTTCTTATGGTTTTGATGGTGGTTTTGATTTTAAATATAATGGAAATAAAATAGATGTAAAGACAATGGGAAGAACAGTAGATTCTAAACCTTATTTTGTAAATAATTTTATTGCATTTCAAAAAGATTTTGATTGTGATTATTATATATTTACTTCATTAAATAAAAAATCAAATCAATTAAGTATATGTGGTTATTTATCTAAAGACGATTTATTGAAAAAATCAATTCTTTATAAAAAAGGAACTAAAAGAGAGCGTACAAATGGAACTTCTTTTATCTTAAAAGCAGATACATACGAAATACAGAATTATAAATTAAATAATATAAATGAATTATTATGATTAGAAGCACACAAGCACATTATGACAATGGTAAAGATTACGATGTAATTGATGTAATCAATGATTTCAAGTTAAATTTCTCCAGAGGAAATATATTAAAGTATGTATGTAGAGCTGGTAAAAAGAAAGATGAATTACAAGATCTTTTAAAGGCAAAAGACTATTTAGAAAGGGAGATTGAGAGGATAAGGGAAGCAAGATAGCTTCTCTTTTTTTTTATACAAATGTTAAAGAAATGTTAAAATTTGTTAAAAGATAGTTTATAACTAAAAATGTTTTGTATATTAGCTGTATAATTAAAAACAAATACAAAATATTATGACAACAATCAAAACAGTAAACGTAAATAACAAAGAGTATAGAGTAAGAGAAATTGCAAATCACTTTATAGTAGATGCGTTCGAAACAATTACAGCTTCAGATAAACGAGAGTTTAATGGATATGTTTATAAGTTTCAAGCGGATAGTTTAGAAGAAATTAATAAACTTTTTAGTTATATGAATTAATAAAAACAATGGGAGGGTAAAACCTCCCTTTAAAACAAAGACAAAATGAAAACAATATTAAGCACAAATTCTAAAAGGAAC